AAGATTGATTTCTTGATCAGCACAGAATGCTGCTTGATATTGATATTTTGCAAGAATTAATACTGCTTGAGGAATAGAGTTAGGCTTTAGAAACTCATAGAGTGCATCATAAATCTTACGATAGATTCGTACAGGATCATTATCTAAGTTGAGTGCAACCCATTTGCGTGTTGAACCAAAGTCTTTTTCTTTTACTGCTTTGATTAGACCTGAAATTTGAATATCAGCAACCGATCCAAGAATACCTTCATCAATTACACCTGATGCAGCATATCGTTGCAACTCATTTAGAATCCTACGATTATCTGGAAAGTGTTTTGTGATAACGGCAGCAACAACTTCTTTACTGTATTGAATGTTTTCCTGTGCAAGGATCCATTCGACACGTTTGAAGAACTGTGATGCCATCTTTGCTTTTTGACCATTTTGAATTTTGAATTCAACGACAGCACATCTAGAGTGCAATGGTTCGATGATTCGATTCTTATAGTTACAAGTAAAGATGAAAGAACAGTTGGAAGAGAACTCCTCGATTGCTCCACGCAGTGCTGGTTGCGTTGAATTGGGATTTAGATAGTCTGCTTCATCTAAAATAATAACCTTTCTTCCGCCCGTTAAACTCATGGAGGAAGCATAGTTTTTGATTTTGTTTCTTAATACATCAATTCCAGATTCATCAGAACCGTTAATGATGATATAGTCACAACCAATTTCTTCACACAAGGCACGGGCAATTGTAGTTTTACCTACGCCTGCTGTGCCTGCGAGAAGAAGATTTGGAATTTCACCTTGTTTGACATACTCAAGAAATGATTTTTTGATTGCATCCGGAAGAATACAATCTTCAATTTTATTTGGGCGATACTTCTCCACCCACAAAAATTCTTGGTTCATTCACATTCTCCATAATAAAAACATAATTATACATCACGCACATCAAACTATCAAGATTTTACTTCACTAATACCTTCAAATAATGCTTCAAATTCTTTATGTTCTGCAACTTCACTTTGAAAAGATTGTTTGTATTTGACTTTCGCCATTTTACGAATAATCTTCTTAGGTAATTTCAAGTTATCATAAGTGGCATCGATGATATCTTTCATTGATTCTTTTTCTGAATCCATTCTATGCATTACAAGTACCATCTCATCGATGGCACCTGCAAGTGTTTTTAATTGATTCTCATCGAACGTTCCAAACAAGGTTTGGACAGTTGTCATTTTAATTCTCCGTTCAACTTACCAACAACTTCAATCATAGGCAAATCTACAGGAATATTACCCGTTGTGGTGTTGATAACAGTAATCAACGTTTCGGATTCTTCATTCAATTTTGTTTCATAAACAACTGCAACAAAAGCAGGATTAACTGCAACTGAACGTTGTGTGTTTGCATCAGTGAAATATAGTAACATAATTATCCTTCAAATTTTGAGAATTTAGGTTCAAGTGCAATCCAATACTGAATGTCTTTTGCCTTGTTTTTAAAATGTGCTAGACCTTTAGCACAGACTTCAACATCATATGATCCAGGAACCATTTTAAGATTCTCTGTAGAAAAAGTAAACTTGTATTTTTTACCATCATCGTCACCAACACCGATTGAGTTTGTGCTTTTAGAATCATCTTTTGCATCACATGCAGTCAATTTGATTCCAGTACCAGAGTTTTCAATCATGATATGTGGTGCGGAAAGAATAGATGCAGTTTTCATGATCCAACCAAAGTCACCTTCACTCAGAGTAAACTGAACATCAACCGTAGGTAATGTCAATCTTTTTTCTGGTGGAGTAACAATCATTTCTTTTGCGGCAAAACGATATTTAATTTTACTACGACCATTCAATGTTTTGATAATGACATTTTTGTCATCGAATTCCAAATCAGGACAATCTTTCTCCAAACTCAACAATTGAAGTAAATTGTTTAAGTCATAGATTGCAAAGTCAGATGGGATTTCATCTTTAATTCCTGCTTCAGCAAGAATGTTTTTGTTTGAAGATACTGTTGCGAGTTTAGTACCTTGTTTAAAGAATATACCAGAATTGATGCTTGAAAAGTTCTTCAACACATCAATGGTATCATTAGATAATTTCATCTTGTTCTCCATTATGTAATAATTCATTCATTATAGACTTACCTAGATAATTTGTCAATACTACAACAATATTATTTTTTAAATCTTCCACAGTTCCATTGTTTAGGATTATAGCATCAATTTCTTCTCCTACCCATGCCCATTCAGAATAGTGTACATCAAATGTAGACATATACTCGGTTTTACTTTTATCAAACAAAGTATCAGTCAATTTGTCATACCAAAAAGGATTGTCACCTCTTTGAATTTCAATAACAAAACCTTCTTCTTTTTGTATCCATTCTATTTCATTTGGAAAACGAACATCGGTAATGACATAATTTTTATTCTTGTCTATTTGTTTCTCTAGTGCAAGAATCCAAAAATCTTTATGAAATACATCACGACCACATTCTGTTCCTATCTTCTGTAATGCTTCACGTGGAGTAAAATCATAACCTTGCTTTGATGACCAATATGCATCTGGTGTTTCTCTGAATAAACGGGATTCGTCGGTATCACCTTCAAGTAAATGGCGAGGCCAGTCGAACATAACAGCAGTTACATCTTTAACTAGCCCCGCAAAACTTATAGGAATAAAACCTAAGTCTTTCAGAATATCACCAGCAGTTCCTTTACCTGAACCAATGAATCCGACAAATCCAATAATCATTACATCTCACCAACATAGTTAGCAACAGCAGGCATATCACCTTTGAAGTGATACGTACCAATGTGTTCTGTACGCATCCATGGACACAACCAAATCTGAATACCTATCTTACGTGCCCATTGACAGAACATATAATCTTCTGAAAGATAACGTTGCGAATCAGGATCAATGATAGTATCAAAGTATGCATGAATGTAACGAGTACCATCAAAGTTTGCTTGACCTACATGATCTGGTTTATAGCGATACTCTGGATAAGCATCTTCATACTTCTTAAATACTTCACGTTTCACCATCATAAAACCAGTTCCAATTTCTAGAACTTCAAGTGGTTCAGATACACTAAATTGTGCAGTACCTTTAACTGGATTGAAAACATAATCACCAACAACTTTTTCAAGCATTTGTGGATCAATGTCAGGATTTTTTGTGATTGCAGTCTTAACAGATTTCCATTTGATTGCTTTCTTTGGATACGGACCACCAATGATATCTCTGTCTAGTGCCAATAGTGCAACAACGTCACGAGGATCAAAGTTAATATCAGAGTCGATAAACAAAAAGTGAGTGCAGTCAGAACGGTGCAAAAATTCATCAACAAGATAATTTCTTGCACGGGTAATTAAAGATTCATTGAAAAGAAATGAGAATTTAACTTGAACACCATATGCAATCAATAAACCTTGCAAGTCAAGACATGCCTTCATGTACAAACCATGGTTCATGCCACCATACATTGGTGTTGCAATAAACAAACTTTTCTTTTGCAATTCTTCTTTTTTAATTGTTATTTCCATTTTTACTCCATGGGTACAAAAAAAGGGAGAACTGCTTATGCAGAACTCCCTCTCAGATTAAGGCAAATTAAGCAGCGAAGGAGTAACCAGCAGCAATTGCTGATTTAACTAGTGCTTTAGTTGGTGTGCCTAGGCGATAGAATTTGATCTTACGACCATTTTCAAGTGTACGGGTGTTGGTGTAGATGCAGTGACCTTCTTTACGCAATTCTTCAATGCGTTGAGAAACGTTTTGAATACCAAAACGGCGTTGTCCTTGTGCAACTGTGAAGGTGTTATAACCTGAAGTTTGTTTCAGGGCGTTCAACATTTTTTCTTTAGCAGACAATTTAGTCATAATAAAACTCCTATAATATAAAATAAAAAAACTCGCATTTGTTTTTACTGCGAGAACACACATCATAACATTATATATGCGTGTAGTCAATAGATATGTTGGTGAACTTACGGTTTATAGAAAACAAATACCGGTTCGTATTTCAACCACATACCATCCACCTTGCAAAAGTTCTTTGCTTTAGGTAGTCCTGTCTCCTCATCGATCCTGTTACCACCAGGCATCTGTGCCAGAGACATTTTTAGTTTCCCACGGTATTGCATACCAAGAGATTCTAAAATCTTTTTGCTATCTTCTTCCAATGGTAACATATCACCACCAAAGACAGCATCGGCAATATTCCAAAGAAGATATCTGTCACTTCTTAACCACTCAACGGCAGTTTCCAAAGTTGGTCTTAGAAATCCTTCACGCCATTCTTCATACTGACCAAACTTCTTATATGACTGTTCTGGATCTTCCGAATATGCTTCTTTTGCAAAATATGGAGGACTAGTAAATACTAGATCCAATTTGCCTTTATGTTTTTGGAAATTCTCATCAAATTGTATTACTTCTGATCCAAGTTGGTAGATTTCTGTGTCTGTGTGTTTTGATTCCCAGAGTCCGCCTCTGTTGATGTTCGCCCTGTAGAAGTCAGCAATTTCGTGATATTTTGTACGATTTGTCCCAGTACAATGATCGGTGTTAGGATCAGTACCAATATAAACCACATTACGGTTATCGCTGATAGACATAGCGCCAAGAAGCCGACCACCCCACCCGCTAGAAGGATCGTAGATGCGGATAGTATCTTGTCCAATAAGATGTTCAGTGTATTTTTCATAAAGATATTTTGCAGTTAATGGTGGAAAATTTACAGCATATTGGCAGAATGAAACTCTGAATGCTTTTAGCCCTACAGGAAATAATTTCTGACCAAACTTGAATGGTCGAATATGATATGTTTCTGATTTTAAATAGTCAACATTGGTCTTACATTTATCTGGTATATTCAAACTTTCGATTTCATCTTTAGTCAAAGTCAGGTATACTTTGCCTTTCAGTTCTTCATTATAACCAGTGTATGTTTTTTCTACATTGATTGGATTCAACCAATAGTCGTACTCATCTTTTTGACGAAACGATTCTTCAAATTGTTTTATCCATTCTACTGCTGAACTAGCAACAGGTAAACTACCATAAGTCGATTTATCATTTGATTTTATCGGGTTAGAATAATGATAGAAAGAATCACGCTTGAAATGACGAGTAGCATAAGTAACGAATGTATCAAGGAGTTCATCTTTTGCAAAGTAATCGTAGATGGATTTACCATCATCTTTTTTAGTATAGTTGATACGAGTTTTCATCATGGTAGGAAACCATTGATTGACTGCATTACCAATAACACTAGTATTACGAATTACATCTTTCTCACCAGTCAGTTCATCTACAGTTTCAAACTTATAGACAGGAAAAGATTCCATCTGATTGAATTGATCGATAATATCATCTCTAGTATAACCAACACGAGGTGGTAAACCTTTGTTATCCCATAGATCAACAACAGTTTTACGCAAGTCGATGACCCATTCTCTAAAGTCACCTTTACACATCCATAAAACTTCTTCAAATGTTTTATTGACTGGTGATTCTAATAACTCTCGATTCTTTTCATAGAAATAATTATCCATGTAATATCATATCCTTAATACTTTCTGTCACTTCAACATCAATAACCAAATGAATACGTTCTTCAGTACCACCATTAATTGCCTGATGCGGTTTA